GTCTGCGCGCCTGCGGTCGTGACCGTCGGCGCATAGAACGTCGGCGTCAAAATCATGTGCTGGAGGGCCACGACCTTGTCGCCCGCGTCGAGCACTCGCGGCTCATGAATCGTCGGGGCAACACTCAAGAGGGTGAGAGTGACAGTCATCCGAACGTGATGGTCGGGCTGAGCGCATGGAACTCGCCGACAACGCTGATGAGACCACGGTTGATCTGGCTGTGCCGGACGTCTTCGTCAAGGCCGCGCGGTCGGCCCTGCACAGAGAACCGGCCCCACCCGGGCACGCGTGCGAATAGCGGAATGTCGGCTATGGCGGGAGCCCATGCCGTCTTGAGCGTCGTCAAAGAGTTGAACGCGGCGGTGGCCGTCGCATTGCTGATCAGGTATTCGACGAGAATGATTCGCGGCCCCCGGTAGTCAGGTGCCGCGTAGCTGCCGTCCTGCCCGTCGAGGGCAACGTCGCGGGCCTTGACGGGCGGTTCACCCAGCCCGGAGATGTGCCGGATCTTGTACACCGTCGTGGCGCCAGTGAGAGTCGTCCGAAGCTCGAGCTGCCAGTCTGCGACGACGAGGTCCCCGGCAGCCATTAGCCGCGCCGGCCAGTGTTGGCGACACGGATGCCGAGCTTGCGGTTCTGTGCTTCGAGTTGTGTCACGGTCGGCATGTCCGCACCGTGGAAGTGGTTGGTTTGCGCCACGGTTATGCCATCTCCGCCGCCGGACGGGACTAACAAACCGGCGTCGGCCATGACGCCCATCCGGTCGCGTGATGCCGTCACGGACGTGCCGAGCGGTACGAGCGCCTCCGGGCCGCCCTCACCAAACACGCCTAACGTCGGGGTCGTCGCGATGAGACCATGTGCGAAACCGCTAAGAGACCCGCCGGCCCCGAGCGTGCGAGTGCCCCCGTACCCGGTCAAGATACTGATCTCGACAGTCCCGGAACGGGGAGTGATCAGAGCGTCGAGGTCGGCGATCAGCGAGTCGATGTATGCCCGAAGCGGGGACCCTTCCGCTATGTCATCCCTGACCAGGGCGAGCGCGTCGCGTTGCGCGGTCGCTGCCTGCGCTGCCGTCAACTGTGCGCCGTACAACGCCGCCACATTCGCGGCAGCGTCGAGCCCCGCTGCCGCTACAGCATCGACGGCACGTTCGGCGTCGTTCTCGGCCTCCGCATACCCGCGCGACGCGGCACCCCCCGCCGCCCGCGCCGCATCGAGCAACACCTGAGCGTCGATCAGCGCCCACTGTGCCTCCTCGACCGACCGGGTTGCCTCACGAACGCCGAAGAGTGCGTCGCGATAGTTGTTCGCCTGTGTTTCTGCCGCCTCCTGCGCCACCGTCAACGCCTCGGTTGCCGTCGTTGCCGTATCTGCCGCCTCGGCGACGAGACCTTCCGCCACAGCCAAATCTTCACCCGCCGCTACCCCTGCCTGTGTTGCCTCGTTCACCGCCGCCTGCACTACCGCCTGCCCCGATGCCGCGTCGATCACCGCCTGCTTCGCTGCCGCCAGATCCTCGGCCGTGGCTGTCTCATCCAACAACACCTCCACCAGTTCCTCCTGCGCGACACGGAGCACCGTCGACATTTTCGCCGACTCCGACATGACGCCCGTCTGCGCACGGATCGCCTCCGTCGTCCTCTCGATCTCCTCGCGCATCTTCTCGATCTCCTGCTCCCGCCACGGCGCCATCGGATCCCAGTCATCCAGCTCGCCGCGGTCCCGGGCCATCGCATCCGTCAAAGCGTCAGTCGACGACGCCGCGGCCAACGCGGCCTCAGCACGAGCAGACAACTCCTTATTCCCCGACAACAACGCGTCGGCGTAACCCTGCAACGCGTTAGCGACCTCATCGCCTTGCCCGGCAGCCCGCACAAGCGTTTTTCCGCTGGCCTCCAGCGCAGAGTCGAACTCGCGCCATTCGGCTGTTGCTTCCGCCGCCGCGTTGCCACCGGCGATAAGCGCCGACGCCAACGTGTCGGCCCGTTCCTGTGCCTTCGCCGCCGCCACCCGCGCCGACAGGAACGCTGCCGCGAGGACTGCCACCGTCACCGCGAGCGCCGCCACCACCGGATTCGTTGCTGCCAGTGTCCACAGGGCACCGCCGAGTTTCACAATCGCGGTGGTGGACGAAACGACCAGCGCGATAAGTGGCCCGAGCACAGCAACAAACAGGGCGGCTATCACAAGCGCGGTCGATATCGGTGACGGAAGCCCAGAAAACGCCGACGCTAACGACGCCATCGCAGTCAGGATCGTCGTCACGACCGGGATCAGGACATCACCGATCTCGACGAGCGCGACCTGCGCGTCTACGAGCGACTGCTTCATCTTGAACCCGGCCGATTCCGACACCACATCAAACGCCGCGGCAGTGTCACCCGCACTGTCCTGCACCTCAGAGAAAATCCGTTCGACCGTCGCGGCGTCCGTGCCAAGAATGTTCAGAGCCCCGGTGAGGCCACGGATCTCGGGGAACAGTCGGGCCATCTCCTCAACATTTCCGCCCGTCTGTTCCTCCAGCATCTGGAGGAACGCGAGGAGACCCTCATCGCCGATGATGCGTCGCACCTCCTCCATCGACAGGCCCATCGACGCGAACGCCTTCTCCGCATCCTGCGACGGCGACACAATCGCCGAGAAGATCCCCCGCAACGCCGTAGTTGCTTCCGCCGCGTCGAGACCCGCCAACGACATCACCGCGATGGCGGCGCCGACCTCGTCGAACTCGACACCCAACGTGCTCGCAATCGGGATGATATTTCCGATCACGCCGGATAGTTCGGCCGCCTCCACCTTCCCGGTCCGGACCGTGGCCGTCAGTACGTCAGTCGCAGCCGAAGCCGACAACGTCTCCGCCCCGTACGCGGTCACCGCCGACGTCACCGCGTCAGCAATGTCAGCAGTAGTCCCAAGCCCGGCCGCCGCGGCCCTCGCCGCCGCCTCGACAACATCCAACGCTTCCGCGCCGGCGAACCCTGACGACGTAACGAAGTAGAGGGCCTCGCCCAGTTCCTGCGGCGCACGGGCCGTCTCGCCCGCAAGGCCAAGAACCGATCCTCTGAACCCGTCGACCTCGGCTGCGGACAAGCCGACAAGCGCCTGTATCGACGTCAGCGCATCCTCGAACTTGACTGCCGTCATCACGGCCGCCGCCCCCACCGCGATCAACGGCAACGACACGAACTTCGTCAAGGCCTTGCCGACCAGCTCACTCTTCTGAGCGAACGTCTTCGTTTGCGCTGTAGCGGCCGCCAACGCCGCCGTGAACTGCGACGTGTTCGCGGTCAGTAACGCTTGCAGCTCGGCGACGACGATGGCCATGTCAGTACCTGCTGCGCTTCATCGAGTCCTGCTTACGTCGAGACTCCGACTCGGCCTGCCGTCGGTCCATCGCGTCGAGGTCGTCGCCTGCCACCGCGTCGAGTAGCTCGATAGTCGAGAGGGGCCGGAACCCGCCGCCAACGATACGGACCCGCACTGCCCGCACTGTCAGCATCGCCGCCGCCGCACTGCCGAGGATGGCGACCGGACCATTATTCAGCACGACTGCCAGCAGCGCTGCGGCAGCTAGCAGCACCCACTGATAACGGCGGATGCCGCCCTCGACGTATGCCCGGACCGCCATCGGTGGCGAACCGTCCTCTAACTCGCTGACGGTACGGGAGAGCCGAGCTGCGATACGGAGCCGGTACCGTCGCTCTGGATCGTCGAGGAGTCGTCTTTTCCCGCGTCCACCGCACCCTTTGTCATTCCGGCGATCACCATGCATGCCAGCCCGACCCGCTCGACCACGGCGCCGTTCTTCTCCGCTAACGAATCCAGGTCTGCCTCCGTGAATACTGGTTCCCGCGTTGCCGGGTCATGCGCGCATGCGATCACCAACGACGGGAGCATCGCCTGCGTATTCACCTCGGCCGTCCGTTCGCCATCAATGCCGGTCTCCGTTGTCGTGAACGTGGCAATCATCGCCGCCCGGCGCTTCGCCGACGGCGACAAGAGGAGGAGCGCGACACCACCCCATTCCGGTACAACGATGCTGTTCTCTGTCTGATCCTCCGACGCGAGGATCTGCTTACGGATTGCTTCGGCGCTCACTGGCGCCCCCTTCCGAACGGTTGACTAAATCAGGCTTCCACCGTGCTCGTGACCGCACCCGTGATGATCGTGTCAATCGAATACGACACACGCCCAGCCGCGGGTAGCTGAACGTCGTACGACGTGACGAGCAGCGACCCCGTCCACAACGGGTTACCCGTCGATGTCGACAGCGGCGCATACCGGAACGTCACCCCGGTAGTGCCGAGACATCCCGAGAGGAACGTCTCATACGTCGAGGCCCACGGACCCGACCCGCTGATCGTCGCCGACCGGTGGCCCGGCAAGTGGAACTTGTCGTTGTCGCCGTACGACGTGACCTCATGTGTATCGACCGCGCGTGCGAGGGCGGAGTCGTCGAGCCCGGACGACATGTTCATCGTCGTGCCCGCACGGATCAGCTTTAGCGAAGCGTTCCGGCCGGTCTTATGGATGGGGGCCATGTCAGTCTCCTAAGGGTTGAGCCGGGCGAATGCCGTCTCGACGTTGATTGTCTTACCGCCACCGCCTGTGTACGCCGTGATAGTGCCGCGGATATGCCGCTTGATTGTTCCCGTCACCGCGGTACGTTGCTGGGCTACCACCGTCGTCGTGAACGTCGCGAGGTCAGCCCATGACACCGCCGCCGACGAGTGCTGCACAACGACAGTGACCGACGTCAACGACGCCGCGTCGGTGAGATGGAAATGGGCGACACCGCCGCCGGTGGTGCCGGCAACGACGGCAGAGTCGACGGCTGCCTGAGCGCCCGTCGAGGTCTTCGCCGACGTCCCATCCACGAGAGAGAACCCCGACGCGAGACGGCCATTCGGGGTGGCGCCACCAGAGACAGACACGCGGCCCGCGGCCGGCGCGGACACGTCGAACGCGGTAGCGATCGACTCGAACAGCAGGGCAGGGTTCCCGACCGCCGAACCGATCGGAGTTGACGTCCACGTCGGGTTCGCCGTCGACTGGAGCGCCGTCTCCAAGATTGCATGGACCTGCTCAGTGCTTCCGTCGAACAGGCCGGAGCAGGAGAAGTCCCCCATCCGTTGGCCGGGCAAGTGTCGCTTCCATTCGTCCTCGTAGACGGTTTGCTCGACCGTGTCGACCGCACGGGAAACGTTCCCGTCGTCCATGATGCGGGACAGACGGATCGTGCCGCACCACAACCGGTACGTTTTCCCGGCCTTATGTGTCGGCGCCATCGGAGCCTCCTGTGCTCGCTACAGGGCCGCGTGACACCCTGGGCGCCCTGGGGGCCGGGGCCGCGTCGACGAGGCCCTCATCGGTCATGTACGCCTCGACGTACTCGTCTGGCACAACGTCGCCCGGTTCGTAGCGGCGGTCGTCGCGGCCGACGTTCATGCCGACTTTCGCCCGATACGCCATCGGCATCCCCTGACGTCGGATGCCCGCGCGACCTCGGTGGAGGTTCCGCGGACACGAAGGTCACGACCGGAGGCGCCGAGGCCACAACGGGCACGAGCGCGGTGTATTGCCAACGACGGTACCACGCGCGCTAGCGCACAACGATCACTAGCGGACGGCGAGGGCCTTCAGGCACTCAACGGCCACGAGCGCGACCACACCGGCACCCACGACCGCTACGCCGACCAGAAGGACACGTCTGGCGGCCTGACGCAATCGCACCGCACGGGACATCACGGCCGCTCATTCCGATGTCCGCACCGCGAGCACGTATGACAGTGGGGCCGGGCCGCGAACTCGGCAAGTTTCCGGCCGCACCGCCGGTCCCGGTACACGCCATCACATCGGATCTCGGCGTCGACGACCCGGACACCAGACGACAGGACCGGCGAGATGAGGCCGGCACCGAACGCCGACACTGCGGTAGAGGTCATCCGTTCCGTTCGGCCCGCACGACAAACGTGAACACCGTCCGTTTCCGGGAGTCGACACCCGCCAGGAACGGTTGCGACTCCGGCAACGCCGACAGCCACACGCCCGTCGACCCCGACCTTGTCGACGACAGACTCCGGTTCGTCACCTTGCACAACGCGATATAGGCGTCGCGGGCCTTGTTTCGTGCCCGGGATGATGCGGCGATCATGTCGGCCGTCGGTTCCGTCGACCGCGTATTCACCCGGAACCGGAACACCTGCACGGCCGGACCCGACGACCCGTACACAAACGCCGACTGTGGCGGCTGCTCCTCGAGGAGGAACACTTCGGGGCCGGTGGACGCGGCGCCGCCGACCCGGTCCGGTTCGGCGTTCACGATGATTGTCCGGCCGATTGTCCCGACCGACTGTGCTTGGAGCCATGCGGCGATCTCCAACATGTGGGCTACACCCTCATTCGCCATGCCGCCGCCTCCTCACGTCGATACAAGCCATTCGTACAGGAGGTTCGCGTACCCGAACTTTCTGCATGTCGGACAGTAGATCCTCGGCCTCGCGGCATCCGCGGTGGCGATCCTGATCCGAGAGTTGTTCTTACAGTGTCGGCAGCGAATGTCGACACCCACGACAACCGGCCCGGCGGTCGTCACTTCGTGAACCGGCCGGAGGAGTCGCGTTTCCGTGGGCCGCCGCCTGGCACTCCACCGCCGCCCGGCCTGCCCCCACCGAATAGTCCGAGAGCCATCAGGTCGGCCGCGACCCGTTCACCCAACCCGGCCTCCGCCCGTGCCATCGGATCGGAAAGGAATTTCGATTTGCCGACCGTGTGCTCGAAATCTTCCCGCTCGTGTTGCGGTACCGCGTACGCGCTCGCGGCGCCGCCGAACCCGAGTGTCACCGACACGGACGAGCCCGACACCTTCGGCAGCTCGACCGTCCCCGACCCGCGAAGTGTCCCGAGGTCGACGGGCGTTTCGAGGAGTGCCTCCCCCATGATGCGTGTCGCCTCCCGGAACAGAGCGCCGCCAAGCGCGGCTGTCTTGCGTGCCTCCGCTGCCGCCAACGTCCGGCGCAACTCCTCGATGCCCGACATGACTATCTTCACGCCGCCCGGAGCGCCGGGAACAGGCATCGTTAGCCGAGGCCGAGCTTGGTGTGGTGAACACCGTTCTCGTCGCGGATGAACTGCACCGCCGCGACCGACGGAGTAGACCCGTCACCGAGCCGGACCTTCGACCGTTCCGTAATCGCGGACGTCGACGTCGATGCCACATAAGCGACGGTCCCGACCGTGACCTCGGTCCCGTCACGGGTCCGCATCTTCGCCGACCCTTCCTGCACGTGCGCACTGTACGTCGTGCCCGCCGTAGCGTATGTCGCGGCACCGAACGCGGACAGGGCCGCGGTCGTCGGGGCGAACACGATGACGGTGGACTCCATCAGCGGCGCCCACTGGCTCACGGTCACCGGACCGTCACCTCCGCCGCATCGTCGACGACGATTGCCTCATGCGCCGTCCCGAGCATCAGCCGGTAGCACCAGGTGACATGATCGATGAACTCGGCCACGTCGCGCCACAGGTAAGGCCGGTCGAGTCCGGCATCGCAGTCGGGGCACACACGATCCATCACGACGACCACGCCCCGCCCGCCTGGACCATCCCCGGACGATCGAACTGCCCACGCCGAAACGCCGGACGAGTCAGACTCGTGTCGTCATCATCGGCAGGTTTCTCGTCGCCTTCGATGCCACCCGCGCTGATCGTCGCCGCTGCCGCGACACGCGCCCGCAACATGATCGCAAGGCGTAACCAGTCGACCTGCCCGCCACCGGAGATGCCGCCGCCGTACGTGATGGCAAGGTCTCCGATGCGGCGGGACGCGATGTTGCGTGTCGACCCTGACTGCGACCCGGCAATCATCTCGCAACACAACGCGGCAGCCATCCGCTGCGACCCTTCCTGCGCGATCGCCCACAGGATCTGCTGGTCGGAGAGAAGCCATCCGCGCGTGTCGTAGTTCGTGTCCGCGATCAGGGACCGGACCGCGTCCTTCGCGTCCGTTGCCGGGTTGTGCGAGTACGTGTACGTCGCGCCTGCCATGCCGCCCCTTAGGTGCTTGTCGATGCGAGCGGACGGGCAACAGCGAACGCGCCGCCTTCACTCGCGGTGATCGTCCCCGTCGACCGGAACTGGTATGTCCAACGGCCGTGAGCGGTAAGGGTGAAGTCGTAGTACCAGCCGCCAACACCTTGTGATGTCGTGTCCGTCTTCGTTGTGAACTCGGCCAGGTCTGACGACGGGACCGCGGTCATGGACCCGACCGCTACGACCGAATCGACGGCGGTCGGTGATGTCACGACGAGCTTCGGGACGGTACCGACGGTCGGATTCGTTGACCCTGTCGAGGCGACGATGTAGCTGAGCCGCACCTGGTCGCCGACATCGTACGCCTGCGTGGACATCATGGCCTCCTGTCACCACGGTACGTTACCGGTCGCCTGTCAGGGCAGACCCGACCCGGACGTCGCCCGCGCCGCTGCCGTCGACACGACGATCGGCTGCTGCACCGGCCGCGACCCGCATATCCCGGGCGAACCCGAACCCGAACACTGCCGCGACGTCGGCGGAGACTGTCGCAAGGTCCGTGAACGTCGCCGACTCGGTCGCGGTCAACGCCGCCACAATCGACGCCGCCTCCGCCATCGTTGCCGCCTCGACGACAACGAGGAGCGCGGCAAGGGCTGCGGCCGTGTCGGCGAGGGTGCCCGAATCGTTCGCGGCGAGGAGCACCCCGAGGATCGCCTCAGTCAGCGTGGCCGTATCCGCCACGGTGAGAGCGGCGGCGAGCGCGGCGGTCTCGGCAGCCGTGGCCGTGTCCGTCGTTGGGACCGCCGCGGCAAGCGTTGCCGTCTCGGCCGTTGACCCCGCATCAGATCCGGCGACGGCCTGTGTGACAGACCCGGTGTCAGACCCGGCACCAGAGTCGGTAGGGCCAGCGACGGCAATCGCGACGGGTGACGCCTCCGTACCCGTCCCGACGTCGAGAGAGGCCAGCACGGCCGCCAGGAGAGCTGTCACGTCCGTCAGGGTGGCCGTGTCCGTCGTTGTCTGCGCCACATCCGGGATACCTTCCGTGCCCGTCGCAGCGTCCGTGCCGCCAGGCAGGGCGGCACTGATACTCGATGCGGTCTCCGCCGCCGCCGCCGTATCGGCAGCCGGCAACACGGCCGCGACCGTTGCCGCCTCCGCGGCCGTCCCAGTATCGGACGGCCCCGCAAGAGCAACCGCGACTGGTGTCCCCTCCGCAGTCGTTGCCGCGTCTGACGCCGGCAACGACGCCGCGACAGTGACGACACCCTCTGTGCCGACAGCCGAATCGGCGGGACCGGCCAACGCGATCGCCACCGGAGACGCCTCCGCCGCAGTCGACGTATCCGACCCGGAGACAAGCACGGACCCGGCATCGACTGTGCCAACATCGACGCCAGCGCCCGTATCAGCCACCGACAATGTTGCGACGACCGTCCTAGTCTCGGCGCCAGCACCCGCATCCGATGCCGTCATGTCAGCGGTATATTCGGTCGCCGGGTACGCCAACCGGACCTCGGCGCCGATCGCGATGCGGCGCACACTCCCGGTCCATGACGCGGTCAGATCGGTGTCGTTCACGGCACCGTAGAACGATGTTTGGCTTGTTGACGGTGCCCCGTCGCTCGAATTGCCGCAGGTGAGGAAACTGTTCGCGTCAGTGATCAGCGCCGTGTTCGCCTTCGTGACCGTGTAGATCGTGCCACTCGTCGCGTACGGATTTGTGAATGACGGGGTCAGTATCCCGGTCGCGATGTTCGCGGCGGCCGCATCGTCGGATGTGTCCACGCCCGCGAACGTTGACGCGCCACCGCAAACCGTCACGCTAATCAGACAGTTTGTCAGGTCCGTACCGGCGCCGTAGTCGACGACGATCTCGCCCGCGGTGATGTCGGCGGTCATGTGGCAACGAAACACGATGAGGGACTTGACGACCCCGGTCGACGCGATGCTCGACACGGTCGCGTCGACGACAAGGTTCGTGCAGCTGATCGTCGGGAACCTTCCGTCGGCGCTGGCCGACACTGCGACCCAGAGCGGCGTATCTTTCGGCGCGTCAAACAGGGCAGAGAACGTGAACGTGTCGCCCGCCGTCGAGTCCTCTGAGTCTTGAGAGCGGCCTGCGACGAACAGCACGCCCCACGGCCCATATTTGATGTTCGTAAACTCGGCGTATTCGCCGGATGCGTTCGCGCCCCACACGCCGACACCAGCCGGAGCGGCCGTGAGTTTCGAGCTGTCGGTGCGGAGGTTGCTCCCGGCCGGTTCGGTCCCCTTCCAAACCTTCACGTAGTGGGAGGAGCCGACGTATCCGACGCGGGCGTGTAGGTCGGTGTAGTCGGTGACACCTCCCGACGGTGTGATCGGATTACCAATCGCGGTTAACGTCTCCGGCGAGTTGTCCGAGTAGTAGTAGAGCTGCCAACTCGTCGGGTTGCCTGGCGTGACCTCGCGCAGCATGTACCCGTCGAACGGTGCGACGTTCACCATGCGGTAGACGAGGACGGGGCCGACCCCGGCACCGGCCGGTGCCGCAATGTCGGCGGCGATCTCGCCATCGGCGAAGTTCTGAACTTCGAGCGCGGCACCGAGCATGAGGGCAAACCCGGAAAACGTGTCCGCGGTAGCGCCCGACGACCACGCCAACCGGATCTTCGACGACACCGACGCCGTCGTGATCGTGTTGTTCACCGACGTATTCGACGCCAAGCCCGTACGGCCCGCGATCGTCGACCCGGCCAGGTACGACGAGTACGGGACCGTCACCGCACACCCTCAACGACTGCCAACGTCTCGGCCAGCTTCGCAGATGGTGCCGGGACAACCATCGTCCGGCCGACCAACGCATCGCGGACAAGCACAACCGCCGCCTTCGTTTGCCAGTCGTGTCGACCCACCCAATGGGCCGTCGTCGACCCGTCGAGGCGGTCGCGGCACAGCACCATCGCATACGACACGCCCTCGTCGGCGGCGAGAAACGCCCGGATCGGTTGACTGACCTTTGGGTGCGGGTCGACAAGCATGCCGTCCACGTCGACCGCGTTACGGTCCGTTTGTTCGCCTCGCGCATAGTCGACGAGTTGTTCACGGGTCGGCATCCGGGCCTTGTACGTCGACCGGTCCGCGTCAGGGACCGACGCGGCAAAGTCGACAAGGTGCCGGTCTGTCAACCCGTCCAAGAGCGTCTCGGTGAGGACGGCAAGGGTCAGAGTCACACAACTCCATCCTCATCTCTGCGCCGTTCGATCGCGTCGAGGCGC